GCTTGGCCTCGTTATAGGCGTTAATCGGCTCTGGGCCTTGGTCTAGCGGAATCTTCCGCGCCATTTCCTCGCCAAAACGCTCTACAAGCGCCTCTTTGGTCATGTAGACCCAGCGCCACACCTGCCCCACTTCTTCCCATGTGCGGGCTTGCGAGTGTCCGAAGTCCTTCCAATGGACGTAATCGGTCGGGGCGCACTCGTACTCAATGCGCTCTAGGTTTGGCGGCGCACCCTCGCCCTGCTCAATGCTGGAGGTGATGGAGATGCCATCGTCCTCAATGCCAATCGGCGCAACGTGCGGCTCGTAGCGTATCCATGCGGTGCCACGGCCACCGAGGAACCGATCTTCCACGGCATAGGCCATCGTGGAGCGGTAGTCGGGGTAATGCTCAATCTCAAAGTCAATGGCGCGTTCAATCAGCAGCCCTGCCACGCGGCCCACCGGGTCGTTATCGCCAAAGCGGCGGCTAACGTCGGCCTTTGGGAGTTTGGCGTAGACGGCAGGCTTGAGCGTCTGGACGTTGCTCCAAAGGATGTTGAAGCGGGCGGCTTCGTTGCCACCCTGTCCCCGAGAGTCGTCACGGTAACGCTTAACGATCTTTTTGGTTCGCGCCGTCCATTTGGCGAACTCGTTGTCGTACTGCGCGACGACCTTCAGGTATTTCTCAAGCTCGGGTTGCAGTATGCCTTCCATTAGACGTAATCGCTAAACAGTCCAACAACCGACATGGAGGCGTTGCCGCTGCAAGTGGCGGTGATCGCGCCCTTGGTGGCTACGTTCAACTCCACGCTGTAAACGCCTGCAGCGGTCGTGGCCGGGAAACTGACGAGGGTCGTGGTGCCGTCCTTCAGCAAGCACGTTGCCTCGGTGTTGCTCGCGGTGTTGACCACAACGCGGTGGATAAATGCCCCGGCAGCGCCGAACGCCGTCGTGGACGTAGCCGCGACAGCGACATAGTTGTACCGGGGAGGTGCGTTTGCGCTCATATCCTTGCTCTCCTGCTAACGGTGCGGTCGTGAACCTGCCACATATCGTTCAGGGTCACGGTGTTCTCTGGCCCCACCATCAGCGGTCTAACTTCAGGCGCTGGGGGCTTTTCAGCGACTTCCGAATATGATACCGCAACCATACGGAAAGCGTCACTAGGGTGTGATGTCCAATCGTGGCGCGGTGACTGACGGTAGGCTTTCTTGTCCTCGTCGTATTCGCGTTGATACTGACGCAGCGCCTCAATGCCATCGCTGCATTTGGTCGCGTCAAACCACACACGCGGCAGCATCATGCGCACAGCCTGTATGCCTGACTGCACACCGATGTCGGGGACGACAGCGAGTTTGGCAATATCTAGTTGCGCCGCTAGTTGCTCAATGATGCTCTTGCCGGTCTGTAGGCTCTTGGCCCGAGCGTCATGCGGTAGGTAGTGCTTGGCATAGCGATACGGCTTGTTGCGTACCACATCAGCAATCGTGTGGATGTCCTCGCCCGAGACGGCGTAGAAGTCTATGACGCGGATTTCGCCACGGGTGACTTGGTAGAACCATATCGCGGTGTCGTCTCGCCAGCCCAAATCCCAACCGGAATATACGGGCAAATTCGGGTCATACGGCACGTTGGTAATGCGGCCTTGGTCTGTGGCCTCGCGCATCTCCTTGCCGTAAAAAGCACCGAGGATCGCAGCCTCAAAGCTGCACTCGTACTCCTGTAGGTACTGATCCTCGGCCAACTGCGCCTTTGCTGCGGCTAGCTCTGTCGCAGGGAGAAGCCCGCTGGTTGAGGCGGGAAGGCGCAACAGGAACCACTCGCTAGGGAGACGAGTGGCGGTATCGTAAATTTCCCAGAACTGGTTTTTGCCTTTCGGTGTGCCGCCGAAAACGCACCAACCCTGCTTGTCTGACAACGCAGGGCGTATGACGTTCCCGAATACGCTCGGCTTAAAGTCGCCGTACTCGTCAAGGTAGATGCCCGAGAAGCCTAGACCGCGCAACGAGTCAGCGTTATCGGCACCGAACAAACGTATTTGACTGCCGTTGATAAGCGTAATAGTCAGTTCCTGCTCGTTAACGGCTTGAATCAGCGGTTGTGCGCCGTCCTTAAAATATTGCCATGCAACGGATTTGGCCTGCGACCTATACGGTGCGACGTATCCGAACAGCCCGTATTGCCCTTGGTACATCGCAGCAGCGCGGATCATGTCGTTGACGGCGGCGACCGTCTTACCTGCGCGGCGATGTGCAACAAGGCAAGCCCAGCGTTTTGTGCGCTCATGGAATGGCATGAACGCCCTGCGTGGGCGGTAGGGCAGGATTATTCGGGAGCCATCCATCCGATCTGCACCTTGACCGGGCCGTTGTCCGTGCCTGTGATCTCTTGGCGGGCGAGTTTGGGAACGTGGTATTCCAGCAGGGTGCTGAAGGCGTCAAACGCGGCCTGCGCTCCCTTCTCCGCAGCGATCTCGTCTAACCACCCTTGGAGTCTGTCTGCGTTGCCGTCCACAAACGCTGCAATGGCCTCTCTGGCGGCCTGCGTGGACTTATTCGGCAATCCCTTGGGTCTACCCGGGCCGCCTTTCTGACCCTTTTTAAATGCGCCTGCGTTCATACGCTTATCGCTTCATCTTTTTTTCCATTACGGATTGATTCAGCGCCGCCGCAAATGCCTGACCGATATTGTTAGCAATTCCCCAATGCGATTTTGTTGCATCAGTAATCGGCAAAGCCTCGGTAGACTTTTTCGGATATGCGCTTTTCGTTTCTAGCTTTTTCAAGGGCATCTCGTAGTTCATTACGCACCTTATTTTCGCTTAACTTGGGTAAATTGTCCAATGACGACACAACAGCGTTGCCTTCGCCTCGGCTGTTATCAATCACGGTCAAATTGAATTTGGGATTGTCGGCGTAGTCTTTCACAAGGCGCTCCATCGTGTTACGCGCCCCGATATGGGTGTTTAGATGCTCTGACAACGGAACGGTGCGGCCTGTTCCATATTTGCCCTCTTGTCGCATTGCTCGCGTAAGTGCGCCTTGGCTTAATGCTTCCACAGGATCGCGGTAAGTAAAGACGATTTGAACTTCGCGCCCTGACTTTAATGCCTCATCAATTTTCTTTTTGCTGGATTCGTACCCGTTCATATTGGTGTCGTATTCCAGCTCTACCCGATTCAAACTTGGGGTAGTTTTGCGGAGTTGGGTCAACCCCGAGCTTTTTCCTGCGCCTGTGCCGCCAGCGGTAAACAACACCACCGGGTCTTTGTTTGGCGGGGTCGGTTGAGCAAGGCGCTCGGCGTATAGCTTTTTGATAAACGAGCTTGAAGGTTCATGTACATCTGCCGACTTTGTGCGGTCTGCCAAGTATTCAGGCGACAACTCCCGCGCGACGTCTGTATTCAGCACTTGGCCGCCAAAACTGTCCGGGCGAGTGGCGTATTCGGCCTTTAATCCTTCGTAGTCATCGTCTAATCGTTTGAAATACCGCGCCTCAATAGCTTTATCAATGGCTTTTGCGGCTCGGGGGATACCCCCAACAACCGGGATCATTCCCGCAACAGCTAATAATTGCCCGAGCTTATCGCCGGTTCGTCGTGATCGCTCAAAATCTCGCGCTGCTTGTGGGTACTGTAATGGCGTAAACCCTGCCGCAATGTCCAACGCAACGTCAGCGGCGTCAGTAGATTGCGGCTGATCTAGGCTCGTCAAGCGCCTTGCCTTTTCGTCAACGTAAGCAAGCGCCTCCGCAAGACGTTTGCGGTTCATGCCTTGTTCCTGCTGCTAATGGCTTTGGCTTTAGCTCGGGCGTCCTCCTTGCTGGAGGCTCCCCATGCCTTGAGTGCGAGAGCGAGGCGGGTGGGCTTACCGTCCTTTGCCATCGGCCCCGGCATATTGCCCATACGAGCGAGGAAAGAGGCTCGGCGTGGATTGTCGCCTGACTTCACCGGCGGCTTGAGGGTTCCTCCCGTCTCGGCTTTGTAGCTGGCACGACCCTTGGCGTTAAGCCCGCCCTTGGGGTTCTTGCCCTCGCTGCGTGTCCACGCGGCTGTCATTTGTTCTCTTTCTTGGCTGTCTTGGCGCTCTCACGAAACGCCTTGGCCGTCGGTGCGCCGGGATCGCCGGGCTTACGCATACGCTCGCCCGAACCAGCCTTGATGCGCTCTTGCTTTGCCAGAATGTTGGCGTACAGCCCAGCCTTACGGTTCATTTGAAACGCTCCAGCTTGTACAAAAGGGAGGCGATCTCGCCCACGATCTCGTCAATGATGTTCTGCAAATCGGTGTCTTTTGGCAGGTCGTCTCGGATGCCCTTGACGAACGTCAGCAGGCTGTTGGCGTAAACGGCGGCGTCCTTCTGTACCTTGAACCCCTCGGGGTAGTCAGCAAGGGGAATAATGCCGTAGTGGCCTTGATACGCCTCGGCGTACTTGTCGGCCAAATCCACGATGTTCTGGTAGTAGTGGCCGAGTGCCTTGTGAGCGGCGTAGCTTGCCGTCTGCAAATGCAGAAAATGCGTAGCGGTACTGCTATGCAGCAATACGCCTACAAATTCGGCGGCGTCTTTGTGGCTCATTGCGGCGTCAGCCTCAAGTTGGGCAGGATGATTGCAGTCGTAGCATCTCCTACCGCATAACGCTCTGTCAACTCTCGCTCGGGCGGGTACACCAAAATGCGCTGCGACAGGTCTATCTGCATGGCGTTCCACACCCCTTTCTCTATGCCCTCAAAATCGTCCAACGTGATCACGGTGTTGGGCGTGAATAGGCGCTCAAGGTGCGGCTTATCGTCAGGCTGTAGCCGACCGTCTAAATGCAGCAGGTCAATCTTGCTGTTTAGTTGGGCAAGCATTTCGGTGCTGCTGCTGTGGTATTGCGTGATAGAGGTGGTCAGCGGCAACTTGAAGTCGTGCGTCATGTCGCAGGTGTGTACGTCTGCGCCCTCTCTCGCTAACACAAACGTGGACTTGCCGATGTAGGTGCCGATCTCGGCCACAACCTTGGGTCGGAAGTGCCGTATAACCGCCCACAACGCGATTAGGGAGGCGTGGTTAGTGCTGCCGGTACGTCGGAGGGGGTCTAGCTTCTCCAAGTCCTCAATAACGTGCCAAGGCAGGTCAGGCAGGTCGGCAAACAAAGTATCCCAAATAGCTCTAGACAGTCGTTTTCGGTTTACGTTCAGCATATAGTTTCCCTATGTTTGTTTTCTTCCACGTTGGCGACGACATCGCCATGCCTACCGCAATGGTCTTTTCCATTCGCGCCCACAACCCTGATGCGACCATTATTCAGGTCAGCGATCACCAAACGCCAGCCGTACCCGGTGTCTCGCGGGTATTTGTGACGCAGGGTAATCGGCAGTTCTTGATGCAATGGCGCACCAATGCCTTTGCGGAATTGGGTTTGTCGGAGCCAGCGATGTACATGGATACCGACATGATTGTGCGGCATCCCCTTGACCCGGCTGCCGTGCTGGAGGGCGTCGTTGCGATGACCCGCCGTGAATTTAACCGTGACGCGGGGTTTAACCCACGCCAGCGCGGTCAGGATTATTCCGAATACACCGGCAAGACGCTGGATGAGGTTTATCCCTATGTGGGCTGCTGCACCATCACCTCGGATTGGGGTGTGTGGGCTGACCTTGCCGAGATGTACAACGTCCTGCCCGACAAGTTTCGCGTGTGGTACGGGGATCAGGAGGTTCTGCGGGAATACGCTAAACGGGTAAAGGTGCAAGACCTGCCCGAGTCGTACTATGCCTGTCTGCCCGAGTTTCTGCCGCAACATCCCGACCCCGCTATCGTGCATTACAAGGGCGCTCGCAAGGCACTCATGCCTAACGTAGCTGCTCGGGCTTGATGGCGGCCATATAACGCTCCATCAACTCACGTACCGTGGCCTCGGGATCACGCGCAACGTAAAACTCACCGCGTGGCTCAAATATCGCTTGGAACCTTTCTTGGCTCGGGCGTAGTTTTCCTTTTTCTACCTTGATTTCTACCCAGCACACCCACGGTGTTCCGTCGGGCAGATTCCGTACGACGAGACGATCTGGTACGCCGCCGTTTGAGGCGTAGTCGTGGACGGTGAACCCGGCTGCGAGTAGCGCCCGGCCAATAAGGCCATCGTTCGCATCCCGCCTCGCTTTGTACCTCACGCCTTGCCTCGTTGACGCATCGCCCTAGCCAGATAATCCACCACGTTCTATTCCCCCGCTTTAGCTCTAGCACGAAGTTTCTCCACAGCCCTCTCACCCCAAAGCTGGCGTACCAGCCCAATCGTATCCCTATCCGACAGCACAGCAGCAGCGCCAGCCTCTCGGATCAGTTCGGCGACCCTATCACGGTTAACCTCAACGCCTCGGGCTAACTGTGCGTCGTAGAACTTTAAGCGGTTCAGCGGGGATTCCTGTACTGCCAAATTCCACATGGCCTGATTGGAGTGGAATTGGTGTTCTAGGTTGTGACTTGGTTTAGGTTTTTCCGGTTGAGCCTGTTTAGTCGGAAAGTAAGTGAATTCATCTCCCATATAAACCTCTCTGTGGTTTAGAACTGATGACTGATGGTGAACTCTGCACGGTTGAGACGGAATACGCCTAACGTGGATCGTGCAGAGATTAGATGACTGACGGAGCCACCCTGCTGTCGGCTACTTTTCACCGGATTGCTCCGGTTGCCATTTGCGCTTCCCGACGATACGCCGCGCACCCACAGGCTG